GGCGGTGTTCGGTGTTATTCAGGCGGTTGTGTTGTTTTACTTTGACGTGCCGGAAGAAATCTGGCAGACCATTGCCGCGCTCGTCGCCGTTTTGATCGCCGGTATTGCTGTGGAGGACGCTGGCGAGAAGTCGAGCGGGGGCGTTGGATAGTTGGCGGAGTATAAAAACCGCATCATCGGCTCGGGCGTAGAACCGCTTGACCAAATACTTTTTAACCCGCGTAACTGGCGGGTGCATCCGCTTAACCAGCAGAACGCGCTAAAGGGCGTACTCGAAGAGGTGGGCTGGGTGCAGGAAGTAATCATCAACCAGCGCACCGGTCACCTCGTGGACGGGCATCTCCGCTGTCAACTCGCGGCACGTGAAGGGGCAAAGACAATACCAGTCAAGTACGTTGATCTCTCCGAAGAAGAAGAAGCGCTGGTATTAGCTACGATTGACCCGATCGCGGCGATGGCTACGACTGACAAGGCGAAGTTACAGGAATTATTCGACAGTATTGATTCTGACAACGAGGATGTAAAGAATCTGATTGATGAAATTATGCGGAACAATGGATTATTAGGGGGTGATTTATATACCCGCAAGATTGTTTCACCGTGTTATGAAATAAAAGGGGATAAACCGCAACTTAGTGACCTGATAGATACAAAAAAGACCGATTCACTAATTGCCGAAATAGATGCGGCTGATATTCCAGAGGATGAAAAAGACTTCTTAAAAGCGGCAGCAAAACGGCACACTGTATTTTACTTTGACAAGATAGCGGAATATTACGCTCAAAGCGTGCCGGATATTCAGCGGCTTATGGAGAACTCCGCGCTTGTCATTATTGACTTTGACAAGGCTATACAAAATGGGTTCGTGGAATTTACTCAGGGGATAGCGGACTTATTCGCTCAAGAATATGAATGATGACTTGGCTGTTTTTATTATGGTATGGGGACGTCCAGAGAAAATGTGGACGCTTCAAACATTACGAAGGCAGGGATATACAGGGAAGATTTACTTAGTCGGTGACGACCAGGACGAGAAGATAGACGACTACCGAAAAAAGTACGGCGATGATTTATTGGTATTCTCCAAAAACGAGGTTAAAGAACAATTTGATGCCGGAGACAATTCTGGCGACTTGAGAAGCACGATGTATGCGGTGAATGTTATCCCGCGATTGGCGAAAGAGAAGGGCGTCAAATACTTCTTTATATTCTGTGATGATTACACTCAGTTTCAGTATAAATATGACTCGCAACTTAATTACAAATATAGACAAGTTAAAAACCTTGATAGGGTATTTGATCTGTTGCTCGCATTTTATAAAAAAACAAGTGCTGTAACTATTTCTTTTATGCAAACGGGTGATTTTATTGGGGCGGGCAAAGGTACTTATGGAAGACAATTAAAAATGTCTCGCAAGTCAATGAATACTTTTTTATGCAGTACCGACAGGCCGTTTCAATTTCTTGGGCGAATAAACGAGGACGTTACGACATACGTTAATCTTGGAAATAAAGGCGGCTTGTTTTTATCGGTTCCAAATGTAGCCTTATTACAAAAACCTACGCAGTCCGAAAGCGGCGGATTAACAGATTTATATCTGGATTATGGCACTTATATCAAGTCTTTTTTCTCTGTTATGTATAACCCTTCGTGCGTAAAGGTTGCTGAAATGGGAGAAAAGCATAAGCGGTTACACCATCGAGTTTTATGGAATAAGGCGGTTCCTAAAATCCTTGATGAAAAATATCGGCATGTTTTGTAACATGGGAAGCAAAAAATGGCTGGCAAGCAGCAATTTACAGTAGAGCAAGTTATAGCGGCAATCCACCAGGCGCAGACCCCGACAGGGGCGGGGCTTGTCTTAAAGTGTGCTGCTGAAACTATTCGTAATTATGCGCGGCGTTATCCTACTGTGAGGGACGCTTTACTTTCAGAGCGGGCTTCTCTCGTTGACTTGGCGGAAATGGGGTTTAAGAACGCGATCATCAATAAAGAGCCGTGGGCGCTGGCGTTTGCGCTAAAGACGCTCGGTAAACATCTCGGTTACGTTGAGCGGCAGGAGGTCACGGGGGCAGATGGCAGCCCTCAAAAAGTGGAGGTGGAGTATATCAACCGTCCGGTTGCAACTCCCGGCGTATCACCCGAGCCAACAGAGCGTTTATGAAAACCTTGTCCGTTTCAATGTTTTGTGCAACGGGCGACGCTGGGGCAAGGATATTATGCAGCGCAATTATGCCGTTGAAGGGGTACTTGAAGGCGACCCCGTCAACTGGTATGAACCGAATTACAAAACGCTGATGGAGAATTGGGACTGGATGGTCAATATTTTAGCGCCGATAACCGTTGACAAGAGCGAACAAGAAAAGCGGCTGGCGATAAACACGGGCGGAGCCATAACCATGTGGAGCCTGGAAGACAAAGACGCGTCACGCGGCAAGAAGGCGCGAAGGGCTATTGTCAATGAGGCAGCGAAAGTACCTCACCTGCAATACTCGTGGGAATACGTGATCCGGCTTACGCTTATGGACTTGACGGGCGGGGCGATGATATGCAGCACGCCGCGCGGTTATGACTATTTCCATACGTTATTCCAAAAGGGCAACGACCCGCTTAATAAACAATGGCGGTCTTTTCAGAAGTCAAGCTGGGAAAATCCGTATCTACCGCGCGGTGAACTTGAAGAGGCGGAGCGCACGCTTCCAGAAGTAACCTACCGTCAAGAGATAATGGCGGAGTTTATATCGAGCGATGGTATGGTTTTCCGCCGCGTGCATGAGGCGGCTTGCCTGGAGCCGCTTGACGCGCCTCTTGAAAATCATCAATATGTGGCGGGCGTTGACGTGGCGGCAAGCGTTGATTACACGGTTATTACGGTCATTGATACAGAATCTAAAGACGTGGTTTATCTGGATAGGTTCACGCGGGTTGATTATCCAGTTTTGGAAGACCGCTTGACCGCTGCTTATAACAAGTGGAAGCTTACCGGGATGGTAGTAGAAGCGAATAGCATAGGGCGGCCGGTTATCGACCACCTTGCCGCGCGCGGGTTACGGGTGCAACCTTTCACTACCACGAACACGACAAAACATACAATCATTACAGCGCTTATGGCAGCGTTTGAGCATGGTCAAATTAGAATAATTGACGACCCTGTATTAGTCGGTGAACTATTGAGCTATGAGAGCAAGCAGAATGCGAGCGGGTCAATATCCTACTCCGCGCCTGAGGGGCAGCATGACGATTGTGTCATGTCGCTTGCGTTTGCATGGCACGCGGTAGAAGCCGCGCAACCCGTAATATTATTCGGAGCCTGACAATGAAGCTATCAACGGTCAATAAAAATTATAAGGCGCTGGTAAGTATTCCGGCGTGGCAGCAAAACCTGCTAAACGATAGCGCGGATTTTACAAATTCAATATCGAATGTGCAGGAGGCTTACAGTCACGTCCCCCTGGTATATCGCGGGGTAAGAATGCGTTGTGATGCGATTAGTTCCGTACCCGTGAAAATTTTCGAAAAGGATAAGCAAGTACTATGGCCGTACAAGACAGATATACGTGATCTTATCTGGAAGATAGAGGCGGCTTTACTCGGTGAGGGGCGCGCATTCATCCTAAAACTGCGCAACCGCGTTAAGGTGATTGACCTCCAATGGCTGAATCCTTTCACAGTGACGGTGACAGCGGACATGTCCGGGAGGTTTACCTTCTCACAAAACGGGCAGGTGTGGCCGCAGGAAGATATTATTTACATCAAGGAATTTTCATATAATGATGATCTAACAAGCGGGGTGAGCACCGTGCAAGCGTGTTTGAACGATGCCGCGCTGATGAATTATCAAACTCGTTTCGCCTCCAGGTTCTTTGAGGGCGGGGCTATGCCGATGACTTTATGGAGCGTTGAGGGTTCGATAACCGATGACGAGCAGAAGCGGGTACAGAACTTCATCAACCGCACATCAAGCGGGATTGGGAACGCCTGGCGCAACCTGTTCCTGCGTACCAAAGTTGAACCGCACTCCCTGACACAAGATCTTAACAAAATGACCATGCCACAATTGTACCAGCAGGCGACAAAGAATATCGCCAATGCTTTTGGTATTCCGGTAAATATGTTTATGGGTGACGATAATTATGCGAGCGCGGCGGAGCACCGGCTTGCGTTTTGGCAGGACTTAATCAGGCCACGCGCCAGGATAATTGAGGACGCGCTGAATCGGCAACTGATGGAGTCGCTTGGGCGGCGCGTTGAATTTATGTTCGATGAAATGGATATTTTCCAGGAGGATGAGTCGCAACGCGCGGACTCCCTGTATAAGTTGGTGCAAGCGGGCGTGCCTACGGGTGACGCTATGCAGATATTAGGTTATGACCTTCCAAAAGGGCGGGAGTTTGCGCAATACAACGTTATGCCAGAGCCGGAACCGGTAGAGCCGCAGGAGCCAAAACCGATGCCGCTTGATGAGGAGTTAGGCAAGTGGCAGAAGAAATCTATCAAGAGGCTGGAGCGCGGCAAGGGCGCGGATTGCCCGTTTGAGAGCGATATTATCCCGGCTGGCATGCTTGCTGAAATCCATGACGCTCTGAAATTGTGTGTTACGGTTGACGAAGTAGAGAGCGTGTTCAATGGCACGTATGAGCATTCAGGGCTGGCGGATGTGCTCGATGAGCTGCGCAACGTTGCCGCGCTGTTGAAGGAGCGGCATGACTGATATTCTGGCGGCGTTGGAGCGCGTCAAAGGTGAACTGCGCAACCGGCGCAGGTTTGAGATTGAGATGGAGCGCCGTCTCGGTGACGAATGGGAGAAGCAGCGCAAAGAATTTATGCGCTTACTTGGCAACCCGCCTGACTTGAGCAATGTGCCTGAGACCTACTGGAATAACGGCGGCAAGGCGATTAGAAAGGTTATTTCATCCGTGCTCGAGGATGTTTACCTGATACAAGCATTCGGGCTGGCGGAGCAAGTGAACCTCGCGGTGGATTGGATGCTGGTAAATCAACGCGCTATTGATTGGGCAGCGCGGTGGGGAATGCAGAAGGCTACGGAATTGAACGGGCGGACGCGTGAAATGGTTGTCGACCTGGTGCAAAAGTATTATACCGAGTCATGGGATTTAGACGAGTTGACGCGCCGGATATCGGTATTCTATGCACCTGAAAGGGCGCGCACGGTTGCGATAACAGAGACAACGAACGCGGCGGTCCAATCGCAGATACAAATGGCGGATGATCTAAAGCAGATTTACAACGTGCAATTCAAAGAGGTATGGAAAACGAACATTGATGATAGGACTTGCGAAGTTTGCGAACCTAAAGACGGGCATCCGGTTAGCGAAGTTGGTTATCCGCCAGAGCACGTGAATTGCCGCTGCTATGTGGAGTATGAACTGATATGAGCGGGTACACGGTAGAACTAAAAGGCGTTGATGAACTCTCCCGCAAACTACAAGAAGCCGGGCGCGGTGAATATATCCGCGGCGCGCTTGAAGCGGCGGGGCTTGACCTGGTTACAAAGGCGCGCAATTATCCGCCTGTACCCGAAGGGTCGAAGTACCAGCGCACTTACAAATTACAAAACTCATGGGATAGCCGGGTATCGGATGACGGCATGGTATTGTCGGTTGGTACGAACAAAGGCAGTGTTCCTTATGCCGGGTACGTTATGGGGCGTGAAGAGCAGACGCGCGCGCATGCCTGGCACGGTTGGAAGACCATCGAGGGTATTGCGCAATTGAACCTTGAGCGGATAACGAACGCTATCAAGAAAAATCTGGAAAAGGCGCTGAATGGATAAGCACGAGTTTTGGATAGGTATAAGACAAGCTATTCTCATGGCGTTAGATGCTATTGAGCGAATGCTTGAGATAACGCCGACAACGGCGGAGATACGAAGGCAATACAAACAACGAGGTGAACAATGAAGCTGAAAATCGCATATAAACCAGGAGAAAACATCAAGGCGGAGCGCAGCGAGCCAGTGCGGGCGGTCAAGAAGTTCGACGAACTGGAATCGCCTGAATACTTGGTACTTGGTGTTCCTTACGGCGGGCAGTATGAGGGGCGCGATTCTGACGGGCAATATTTCAGTGCCAAAACCGATATATGGACTGACGAAAGTAAAGAGATACCCGTAACTTACTACCATGGGTTCGGGCCGGATGACCCGCGCGAGTGGCAGGATACCCCGGCTGTTATCGGTGTGGCTAAATTTGACCACGAGGATGAGCGCGGGCGCTGGTTTACCGTGAAACTTGACACGGCGGAGTTATTGGGAAAACGGATTGCTACTGCAAAAGCGGACATTGTTAGAGCGTCTTCAGGGGCAGTCGGGCACCTCGTAAGAGCATCCGAGGACGGCGAAATCCTGGTATGGCCGCTAGGTGAACTGGCGTTATTTGACGTAAACGAATGGAGAAAACCAGCCAACGAACTGGCTGTTTTCACGGCAAAGGCGATTATCACAGAGGCTGAGGCGAAGGCGGAAACGCAAGCTGATGCGGTTGATAATGGCGAGCCGTTAACTGATTTACTTATGGAGATAAACATCATGGAAGACAACGAAGTTAAAACAGAATCCGTTGATAATACGGAATCAATAATGAGCAAGTTGGCGGAATTGGCCGCTAAACTTGACAAGATCGAAAACGCTCCCCCTATCAATGCGCCCGCTGTTATCAAGTCCGCCAACTTGGGCGACCCTGATCCAAACCGCGCGTTTGCGCACTACCTCATTACGGGCGAAAAGGTGAAGGGGCTAAAAGCCGCAATGGGCGAGAATACCGCTGGTGTTGGCGGGTACCTGGTGCCCGAAGACAACTATGCCGGGATCGTTGAAAAGCGTAATGAGCTTTCCATCCCGCGCCGGGCTGGCGCTACGATCTTCCAGACCAACAGGGACGTTTTCAACATCCCCGTAGAGGCGACCTCGCAGACTTACTTCGCGCAGTCCGCGCACGACATGGCGGCCGTGAACGAGGACGAGCCGACTGTTGGCAACCTGTCTGGCGTGGTTTACCCGTTCACTAAACTGGTAAAAGTTGGCGTTGACCTGTTAGAGGATAACGCCTCTAACCTCACCCAATTCTTGACCAACAGCTTCTCTCGCTGGGCGGCTATGACCGAAAACCGCAACTCCTTGATCGGTGCCGGTACTACGGCTCCGCAGGGTATCACGGTTGGTGGAACAGCCGCGTTGACGTTTGACGACACGAACAGCATTGCTGCCGCAGAAATCCCGGAACTCTACTACAAGCTGAAACAGGAATACCGTGACCGCGCGGTGTGGACTATGAATGATGATACTCTAGGAATGTTGCGCGGGCTTTCTTCTTCGAGCGTGTTCACATTCGGGGCGCATGAGATCAATGACGAGAGCATCATGGGTAAGCCGGTCTATACCTCGACCTATATGGCGAAGTACACCACCACCGCGTACAAATCGGTCGTGTTTGGTGACTGGAGCTTTTACGCTTTGGTAGAGCGCAAGGGCATGACCATTCAGCGCTTGAATGAGTTGTACGCTGGCAATCGCCAAGTCGGTTTGCTGGCGACAATCCGCATGGGTGGTGGTGTTACGCAGTCGGAGGCGTTTGCTATCGGTACTCAGGCTTAAGGAGGCTTGACATGGAAGAGCTTTTCGCTTACGTCAAGCCTGTAATGGCGGTCATCCCGGTTAGCGGTTCAGGGGCGGCGATTGCCGCAACCGCCGTGAACGGGAATGGCTACTCACGCATCGCGTACCTGCTGGCTGTTGGTGCTATGGGAACTGGGGCGGTACTATCTTGCTCCGTGACCGAGAGCGCAACATCTGGCGGCACTTACGCGCAGCAGAGCACTACCGCCGCGCTGACCAATATCGCCACAACTGGCGCGAGTAAGATTTACGCCATTGATGTGCCGATAAATTCCAGCAAACCGTACCAGAAACTTTACGGCACGGCTGGAACGGCGGCCATATTGCATGGTGCGATTGCGCTGTTGTATGGGAGAAACGGGGTCAACGAAGACCCGAATCTCGACAGCATCCTAGCGCAGTATAAGCGCATCTAATCTGTAAAGAGACCGGGAGGGGGGTGACTCCCTCCCGGCAAAGGAAACTGAAA